CGAACGCTGGCGGCATTCCTGATTCCGTGAAGAGCATTTACAACAAAGCAATTCAAGGTCAGCGTCTGTCGGAGAATGTGCGCAACGACTTCCTCGGACAAGCCAGAAACCTGATCGAATCGCAGCGTGTTCTTTCTAATGACTTGGTAGAGCGCTATAAGGGTCTAGCAACGCAATACAAGCTGCAGCCCGATCAAGTGACATTCGATCCGTTTAAGCGAATTAAAAAGCCTGAAGAGATTATTCGGGGTGCTACGCCGGCTGCTCCTGCGGCATCGGCCGCTCGGCCTACGGCCAGCACGCCTCGCCGTTTCTGGGACGAATTTAATCTGCTTCCCCGTCCTTAAGGATCGCCATGACCAATATTGAGCGCATTCAAGAAAACGTGCGGCGCCTGCAGGCGCAAGGCCAAGGTGGCGACACCATTACGCAATACCTCAAGAGCGAAGGCTATACACCTACGCGCTACGAGCAGGCCGTAAACCGCGTCTCTAAACTGGCCGGCCCACCTGTCGAGGCTGGCTTTGGACGTTCTGTGCTGCAAGGCTTGTCGTTTAATTTTTCCGATGAGGTAGAGGCTGCACTGCGCGCTGGCGCCGTTTCCGGCCCCAGATATCAGCAGGAACTGGCGCGTGTGCGCGAGGGCATCAAGCAATACGAAGAGGCTTACCCTGGACGCGCATTTGTCGGTGAGGCTGTTGGCAGTCTTGCGCCTACCGTTGCTGGACTTATCGCCGCCCCTTTTACTGGCGGCACCTCTGCGGCCGTCACTGGCGCGCGCGTTGGTCAGCAGGCCGCCAAGATCCCCGGACTGCTGTCGCAGGTCAAGCGCGGCACCGTTGCTGGCGGCACGACTGGCGCTCTTTCCGGCGTCGGTGGTGCTGAGGGCGGTGTAGAAAGCCGCGTTTTGGGCGGCGTTGTCGGCGGCTTAACTGGCGGCACACTGGGCGCTGCGACTCCTGTTGCCACTAATGTGCTAGGCATCGGCGCTCGTAAGGTCGGCGAAACCGTCGGTGTTGTCAAACCGCAAGACGCAACGCAAAAGGCTCAGGAAATTTTGGCTCGCAAGATTGCTCAGGAAGGGCTGACTCCTGAGCAACTCGCGGCGCGTCAAGCCGAGATCGTGCGCACTCTTGGCGTTCGTGACGAGACGCTGGCTGACATTGGCGGCGAAGGTGTTCGCCGTCTTGCCCGCGGCGCGATGGCGATCCCGCAAGCCGCTGAGACTGACGCTCGCCAGATGCTGACCGAGCGCGCAGTCGCCGCTGGTCCGCGAATCATTAAGGACATTACGGAGCTCACGGCCGTCGGCGCACGCGATCTGGATGAGGTTGCAAACGACATCATCACCCGACGCTCAACGCTGGCAACGCCGTTCTACGATCAAGCTCGCGCTGCGGGTCAGGTCGAATCGTTTGCTATCGACAATCTGCTGAGAAAGTCGAAAGACATCCAGCAAGCGATTTCTAACGCTCGCCGTCTGCCTCAATACGCAGACCTGCCTGACAACGACATGAATATGCTGGATAAAGCATATAAGTACGTTGGCGATCTGGCAGATATGGCAAAACAATCTGGCGAAAAAGAGCGCTTCCGTGACTTGGATGCGTTGCGCACGCAACTGCGCACCGCGATTACCGACAAGGTTCCGGTTTACGGTAAGGCGCTGGATACGTTCTCTGGCGAGTCTGCGCTGCTTGACGCGCTGAACTCGGGCCGTGAGAAGTTCCTGCGTAAATCGCCGGCAGAAATCCAGCGCGAAATCGCGTCCCTTAAGGATGAGGGTCAGCAGCAGATGTATCGACTGGGTGCGATCCAGACCCTGCGCGATGAGATTTACGGGATGCGCGAAACCGCTGATGTGGCGAGCAAGTTCCTTAACGACCGGAATATGAAGGATCGCTTTAAGCAGATCTTTAATTCGACGGGCGAATATGAGGCGTTCATTAAGAACCTGCAGCGCGAGCAGTCTATGGCTCGCACTCGCGGAATGATCGAAGGCGGCTCTCCTACCGCCAGGATCGGTCAAGAGATTGCGGAAATCCAAGGCCCGGCACCGTCTGAGATCATCTCTGCCGGCGCTCAAATGGCTCGCGGTGATGTTCTGGGTGGCGGTGCAAACTTGCTGCGCCAGCTGGTGCCGCGGATGCAGGGACTTGATGAGAACGTCGCCGAGCAGATTACTCGCAGCGTGCTGGACCCGAGTTTTGCTCGCCAGCAAGAGACGCTTATTGGCCTGACGCCAGTGCTTGATGAGCTACGGCGCCGGGCCCTGCAGCAGCAGGTGCGCGCTACTGGTTACTCGGCCACTGCGGGAACCGCTGTTCCAGGCCTTCTAGGTGACTAACCTCCATGCCTAACAAACCAAACGAGCAGCAGGCCAAGCAGTTCGACGAATTTGTTAGGCACTGGCAGCAGCTCCTTAATCTGCAGGACTGGCGCATCGAGAAGGGAATCAAGCCCGCTCGCGGCGCTATGGCGTCCGTGGAATGCGACAGCCCTGCTCGCCTGGCGATTTATCGCTTGGGCGACTTTGGCGCGGAGGCCATAACTGACTCATCTCTGTCACACACCGCACTTCATGAAGTGCTACATATCTTCCTTTACGAGCTGATTGCTGCCGCGCAGGATCAGAAAACAACGCCTGAGCAATTGGAGAGCGCCGAGCATCGGGTTATTAATGTGCTTGAGCGCGTATTAGGGGGCATAGATGGCCACAGTGCTGACTGACGACGAGTTTCTTGAGCTGTGGAACCTCCACAAGAGCGCCTCAAAAATCGCAAAAATTACTGGCATCAACGAGAGAAAAGTACATTCTCGCCGCCGCACGATGGAGCAGAAGTACAACCTCGTTCTTGTCGCTAACGATAAGCGCACAAATGCGTTTGGGAAAGAGGCAGAAAACCACGCAGCACGCTATCACCTAGGTATCGAAAATGGTACGGTGATTGTCTTCTCGGACGCGCACTTCTGGCCCGGCCTTCGCTCGACTGCCTTTAAGGGCCTTCTGTGGGCGATTAAAGAGCTCAAGCCGAAAGCAGTGATTAATAACGGCGACGCCTTTGATGGCGCAGCCATCAGCCGCCACCCGCGAATCGGCTGGGACAGCAAACCCAGCGTGGTGCAGGAACTGCGAGCCTGCGAGATGTACCTGGGCGAGATCGACGATGAGGCAAAGAAGGCTTATAGCAAGGTCAAACTGGTCTGGACGCTAGGCAACCACGATGCTCGCTTTGAGAACCGGCTAGCCAACACCGTGCCCGAGTTCATGGCGGTTGGAGGGTTTACCCTTAAAGACCATTTCCCGGCATGGATTCCCTGCTGGAGCTGCTGGCCGACCGAAGATGTTGTCGTTAAACACCGCATGAAGGGCGGTGTTCACGCCACGCATAACAACACCGTCAACGCGGGTAAGACCATCGTGACGGGCCACCTGCATTCGCTAAAGGTGACGCCATTCTCCGACTACAACGGCGAGCGTTATGGCGTGGATACGGGCACGCTTGCCGAGACCAACGGCCCGCAGTTCGTGGATTACCTCGAGGACAGTCCGACGAACTGGCGTTCCGGATTCGCCGTGCTCACATTCCATAATGGCCGCTTGCTCTGGCCGGAATTGGTCCACGCTATAGCACCAGGTGCTATACAGTTTCGCGGCCAGGTCATCGACGTGAGCAAACTGTGAGCCTTGCCTTTTGGTTCGTGCTGGTGCCAACGCTGTGCTACGCCGCCGCGATGGGCGTGTACCTGCTTCGCGGCGACTGGTCGATGGGGATCGTTTATTCCGGCTACGCCTGGGCCAACATTGGCCTGCTGTGGCTGGAGGTGATTAAGAGCCGCGTTTAACCTAAAATCACATCATGGCCGACTATATCCGCCCCACCCCGCGCAACCCGATTTTGGGTCTGCTTGCTGACGCCATGATGGGAGGCCTGTCCTACATGGAAGACCCCAGGCGCGCGCAGCAGATGCGCGGCGTCGGTGGCCTGCTCTCGGATACCGGCCTCGCGCAGACTGTGGAGCGTCTTGCCTACGGCGAGCCGCTGACCAAGGGCACCGGCTTTGCCACGCGAATGAAGCCGGAAACGGCCAACGCGGTGATGGCGCTGGCCCCCGAGGCTGTGCCGATTGGGCGCGCGGCGATGGCGGGTGTGAGGGCGACTAAGGGGTTGCCGGTGGGGGCGAGCGTTAAGCCTGTCGATTTTTCTTACAGAGGATCGCACACCGCCCCCGGTCCTGACTTTGGGGCTCCTCTTTTTGATTTGACGGGCAAGGGTGAAATGTATCCGGCCGATGTTTATTCGGCTAATGCTGCTCGCTATTACGGAACTGGGAATCCGGCTGCGGATAGAGAGGCGTTTGCGCTGGCTAACAGAGTCAGAAACAAGCCTGACGCCGTTGTCACGGCTTACAGAGCGGTTCCCAAAGATGAAAAAATCACGTCAATAAATGAAGGCGACTGGGTTACCTTGAGCAAAGATTATGCAAAGCTGCATGGCGAGTCGGCTCTTCGTGGGAATTACAAAATCCTCGCGGAAAAAGTAAAAGCGAAAGAACTTTACACCAACGCCGATTCAATTCACGAGTTTGGCTACTGGCCTGGGCTGCTTGCCGACTAACGCGACCGACGCGCAATCAGATCCAGCACCTCGCGGTCGCCAGACTGCTCCGCGGTCGGCGCAAACAGAGCGCGATTTCTCTCCACCGCGCCCACGCGGGGCTCGCATAGGTAGTACACCGCCAGAGACTTGCGGTACTGCCCCGGCGGGCAGGTGATCGGCTCGGGCAATCCGTGCCACGCATTCGTGGTGTCAAAGATCACGGCGCGGTTAAAGAGGGGCGCAATGGATTTGACAAGACGGCCAGGCTTGCCGCCGTCATCGGACCATAGGCCCAGTGCGCCACCCCACGTCTGATCCCATTCAGGGTTGAGATACACGATCAAGTTCAGCCGGCGCTCGAGGCCGAGCTTGGGGTGGATGCTGTAGTCCAGATGCGTATTGAGCTTGCCGCCGGCGCCGTGGATGTGCAGGCCGCCACCGTGAAGGCCGTGATCAGGGTAGAGCTTGCAGTGGGTGAGGCGCTCGAAGATCCGATAACACTCTGGCGAGTTGATGTCGGAGAAGAACTTGTAAAGCGCTGGCGTAAAGGCGTGCCAGTTGTTGCAGGTCTTCTTTACCTCGATGGCGTTCTCGTAGGCGTGCCACCAGGGGCTGTCGTACTCGGGGAAGTCGCCGGCCAGCTGGTGCGCCAGAGCGTCGTCAAAGAAGTCGTCCAGCACCAGGTGCGGGAACGGCTCTAGGCTTTCCCAATGGTTCGCGTTTGTCATTGCCTTACACCATAAGCCGCGATCAGGACGGCGTCGCTGCGGCCGTCATCCTTGACGCGAGAGAACATATCGGCGTGCTCGGGGAACAGCTGGGCGGCGCGGTAGCGAGACCCATCCTTTCCCTGCGGCACGTCCAGCGCCTTTTGCCAGGTGCGCGGCGGGATCGTCGTGGTGGGGACCTCGCAGGCCGCCAGTATCCCAAGGACTACGCCCAGGCTCTGGCCCATTGAGAACATCGACGTAACGCCCTGGCCGGGCATGGCGTTTAAGCGCTCAAGGTACGCGGCGTCTGCTTTGGCGCCGCGAATAATGAGGGACAGAGCCTGCGCATTGACCATGCGCTTTGTCTTGTTATTGCGCTCCAGTGTCACGGTGGGCATATCGTGAACCTCCAGCAGCTGCCCGTCCACGATCAGCGCGATCGCGCCGTTTAGGCCGACGTCAATGCCTAAGACTCTCACGCCTTGGCGGCCACCGAATCCACGGCCTCAGACAGCGTTTTAAGGCGCGCGGCTATGAGGGCATCGACTGACTGCTCTAAACGCTTTACGGACCCGTAGAGGGGCTCCGTGACGCCGTTAGACCAGCGGCTGACCTGCGCCTGGTCGATCTCCGCCACCCGGCAGACGTCGCTCATGCGAAACCCTGCCGATTCGGCCTTGCCCTTGATGTCAGAAATTGCTTGTTGCGCCGCTGTAGTCATGCATAAAATTCTAAGCTGTTGATGACTAGGCGGTCAAAAAGAGGGGCGAGGTGTGACCCCCGCCCCGAAGGATGGCAACTGCGGGGAGACACCGCAGCTGGGCGCGGGTAACTGATAACCACGCCCGGAGCTGATTCTAGACGGGTAATAGTTGACTGAACTGTAGGGGAGTTGACAAGTTCTGCAATAAGCGCATAATTCATTCATCAACAACGCAAACGGAGCAAACGTCATGTTCGCATCAGTCACCGAGTTTATCCCCCGTGCCAAGTATCCCGTTGCTACGCAAGAGCAACTTGACGCGGCTTTCAAGCGCGTTCAAAACACCAAAAACTGGAAGAACCGCATCAATCGCATCGTGACTGTTGCTGATGACGCTGACCGCGATGTCATTGCTCAGGCGGTTATTCACTTCACGGGTTCTGTTGCCGACTTTGTTGAAGTTGGCCCCAACAAGTATCGCGTGATTGCCGCAGGTTACTACGCCGCCATCGGTGCTTAATTAATCAAAAACAGATTTGACACTTTTTAAACGAAAGACAAAAGAAATGAACACCTACACCAAACTGATTGCAGAACTTCTCAAGATTGACATGACTCGCGCATGGCAAGTTCAAGAAGAAATGATGTGTATGGGTGTCAGCTTTTCCAATTCCAGCAAGCGTCAACTAAAAGCCGCCGCCCAAGAAGCCTTGAATTTTTTGGAGTCCAAATAATGCAAACCACCAAACGATTCGCCCGCACCCTAGAAGAGGCCTTCGGCCCCTACGCTCGTGGCGGCATCTACGAAAAGCCAGCCGAGTTCGGTCTGGTCGACAAGGTTATCACCGGCCTGTGCGGCGTGATCCTCTTTGGCCTTCTGATCGCAATCGTCGGAGGGTGGATCTAATGCACGACAAACTTAACGCCGAGATCGACAAGATTGTCGCGGGGATGGCGCCGCCGCAGAACTCCATTGGGATGATGTCCACAGAGGACGTCGTGCGCATGGTTCGCAAGGCCGCGACGCAGGGCGCAATGGCCGGCTGGGTGGCCGGCGAGAGAACGGCGCGCTCGCACTGGGGCCGCGAGATAGATGCGCTGCGCGAGCGGATCAAGCAGCTGGAGATGGATCAGATTGCGGGGGCGAGATGACCCGCGATTATGCAGATAAAGATCGACGTGTACAAAAAACAAGGTTTCCTATACAGATCGGCCAGCAATGATCCTCGTCTTCACCCTCCTAATCCTGTGCGTCTGCGCGCTCATCGCAATCCCGCTAGTGCTGGACTCTGATCTGCGCCAGAACATGGCATTCTGGGGCGCTGTTATCGCTGCTCTTGCAGCCCCTTATCTCATCATGGAAACCATTAAATGACCTGCAACTGCCACCCCGAATCGCCTTTCCTCTGGTACAAGAACAAGCGCCCGAGCATCTTCGTCGAGCAAAACCTCAATCAATACTCGCTGCTCTCGCAAAAGCAATCCGCGGTCGTGGAGCGCGAGCGCCAGGCTGGCCGCGACATCGCCCACATTCCGGGCCTGAGCAAAGCCAGCAATGCGCAGCGCATCCTGGATGTGCGCCGGTTCACCATCTACAGCAAAGCATGAAGCGAGGCCACCGCATCGCGCAAGTGCGAAGCATCCTGCGCCTGGCGGAAGACGGCATGACAGTCAGCCAGCTGTCGCACCGCACTGAGCTGGACAGGCCGCACCTATCGCGGATCTTGAACAAGATGCCAGACGCCTACATAGATCGTTGGATCAAGCACACGCGCACCTACGAGGCGGTCTGGGCCGTCGTGGTGCCGCCGGAGAACTGCCCTAAACCTAATGTCAAAAACTGAAAGAACAACATGGAACGACTAAGCCACGAAGAAGTCCTGAACCTGCTAAAGGACACGCTGATTTTTAAGAACACGCCGGACAAGATGCGCCCGATGCTGATGGTGAGCGTCATGGATCTGTCCGATGAGATCCAGGACGAGCTCGAGCGCCGTAACGCGCACGAGCCTGACGAAGCGTTTTATGAGCGCGGCCTGCAGATGTGGAAGAACCTTGGGCTGGACAAGGTATGACGCCGGATCAGGTCATTGCCGCTCATGCGAAGCGTTTAGCGCTGGAACTTGAATGTCTGCTGCTTTCTTGCGAAGAGACAGCGGTAGTCAGCAAGTGGTGGGCATCAGCACATCAGGCACTCGCTGAGTATCAAGACGACGTTGATCGACTATATCCGCAGGATCACATTAGCCCGCTCGGTAAGGATTAATAAATGCACGACACAGAACGCAAAGCCATGCGCGAGCACATCGTTTTCCTGGGCACGCAGCTGGAGAACGAGCGCCACCGCTCAAAAGAGAAAAGCGATTTCCTGCGCCGGCTGCTGCACCCCGAGGATCTGGGTCACGCCGTAACCCCAGAAGTTCGGAAACTGGCCTACGCAATCATCAATAACGAATTTAACGAACAGCGCGATCAGGAGAACAAGAAGTGACGCCGCTACAGGAATTTGTAAAGAACCGCTGCATTGAGACCGAGGGCTGCTGGGAATGGGCTGGCGCCGTCCAGCCGCACGGCAGCACGCCGACGATGCGCCATAACGGCCGCGTGGCTGGCGTGCGGCGATTCCTCGCGATCGACATGGGTAAAGAGGTCAAGGGCAAGGTCGTGACGCACAAGTGCGGCAACCCCGCCTGCGTGAACCCCGAGCACCTAGCGGTGATCACCCGCGGCAAACTGCAAAAGCGTATCGCCGGCGAGAGGAACTACAAGACGAACCCGCTGCGCCAGAAGAAGATCGCGGACAAGGCGCGCGAGAACTCAAAGCTCAACCTGAGCATCGTCGAGCAGATCCGCGCAGCGGACGGATCGCAGCGCAAGATCGCCGCCGAGTACGGCATCACGCAGGCCACCGTGAGCTGCATCAAGAGCGGGCGCACCTGGCGCGATTACAGCAATCCTTTCTCGGCCATCGTGGGGGCGCTGACAAGATGAACCAGCTAATCCTTCGCCCCTCCGCCGCCTCGCGCTGGCTCGCCTGCCCGGCCAGCGTCAGGCTGTCTAAGGACATCCCCGAGCAGCCCTCAGGCGATGCAGCAATGGCCGGCACGGCCATCCATGCGCTCTCTGAAACCTGCTACCTCACCGGCGATAAGCCGCAGAACAGTCTGGGCGCCACCGTCGAGGGCGTCGTCATGGCGCAGTGGCACGTCGATATGGCGCAGCAGCACCTGGACGCGATCCTTGAGATCGAGGACTTTGTCGGCGCCGAGAACGTCAAGGTCGAGGAGCGCGTGCTGTACGCCGACTGGGATACTGTTCTGCTTCGCGGAACGGCTGACGTGGTGGCCTTTAACAGCTACACGCTCATCATCGCGGACCTGAAGACTGGTGCGAACTACGTCGATGAGAACAGCGACCAGCTCAAGATCTACGCGCTCGCCGCCATTGCGTCATTGGAGCTGGATGGCATTCAGGAGGTGGAACTGCGCATCGTGCAGCCACGCACTGGCGGTGTGCGCATTCACCGCATGACGCTCGACGATCTGCGCAAGTGGGAGGACAGCGTCCTGCAGCCGGCCATCATGGCCGTCACGGATGAGAACTCCAAGCCGCGGCCGTCAGAGAAAGCCTGTCAATACTGCCCGGCAAAGCTGACCTGCCCAGCGCAGCATGAGGCATTCGCGCTGGTGGAGAAACAGCCCAACATCACCGCGATGACCAAGGAAGAGATCCAGGCCGTTATGGTTCGGCTCTCCGACGATCAGATCAGCGACCTCTTGGACCGCGCACCGATTGTCGAGGCGTTCATCGACAGCCT